GTTGAAATCCTTGTAGTATATTTCTTTCTTGTTCAGTTAATACTGCTTTATTATTTGATCCTGCCATTGCAGGTTTATATGTACTTAATACATGTATCTTATCACGATATTCACCTATCTTATCAAATGTTGCATACCCTTCTCCACCTGCAGCTTTATCGGCTAATGCAAACATAGTAAGAACATTTACATCATCATTAATTTGATCCATTAATTGTGTGACTGAATCTTCTCCTCTAAACCCTTTTCCTACTTGTCCTGGGCCATGTAGTAACTGATAATCAAGATCTTTTTTATGGTATTTGTACATACCCAATTCATCATAACCTTCAACATAACCATAACGAAGACCTTCTCTATTGCCTACATCGATAAATAATTCTCCACCTATATTAATGTCTAATGATTCCTCTAAAGAATTAACATATGATCCTACAGTAGCAACTATGTCTCTAGCACCATTAATATTTTCGTCACTTCTTTTTTCAGTCCAAAAACCACCTGATAAAATATCGTCTGGGTTATATTCTGGATTATCAAAGTTATATGCAGCTTCCCCTACTTTATTAGAAGGAGGGCCACTAAACATTTGCACTAAGCCTGCAGCTAGTG